GTATAAAGGGCGAATTTTATCCTTGTAAACCAGATGTATTTGAAATGACATATGAACCTGTGACTACTCAAGAAGAAAGATTTTTAAATGAATTATTAAATAAATAAAAAAGGAGAAAAAAATGAAAAAAACTACAACAATCGACAAAAACTTTAAAGGTTTAACCTTTACAAATGGTCGCTTTATTTATAACGGCGACCTTATAATCAACAACAATGTAATCGTCGAAGTAAAGGACTTGGTCGTCGACGGCGACTTGATTGTCGATGGCGACCTTACCGCCGCAGGCAATGTAAGTGCAGACAATATTTTTGTCGCCGGCGACCTGATTGTCGACGGCGACCTTATCGCCAGAGACAAAGTTGTTGTAAACGGTAACGCAACAATCGCCGGAACAATAAGAACGAAGTTAGTTTCAGCGGAAAACATTACAGCAGAAAACATAGTAGTCGATAAACTTCTTAATATCAATGGAAATATAAGCGTAAGCGGGAAAATTTACGCACCGTTCGCTTTTTAACAATTTCAATACTAATATAGTGCGATTAGAACACAACTAAAAAGTTTGCTTTAACGGAGGAGTATATGGTGTCGGCTGACGATTTTTTGTGCGGTGGCAAAAAAAATAAATTTGAAAAATTTAAAAATATGATTGAATTAAACAAAATTTACAACGAGGATTGTTTGGAGGGGATGAAAAGGATTCCGGATAAGTCTGTCGATATGATTCTTTGCGATTTACCTTACGGGAGAACACAAAATAAATGGGATAGCATTATTCCTTTTGATAAACTTTGGGAACAATATAATAGAATAATTAAAGATAATGGCTGTATTGCCTTATTTGCAGACGGTTTGTTTATGGCAGATTTAATGATATCTAATCGTAAAATGTGGAGATATAATTTGGTTTGGAATAAAGTATTGACCAGCGGATTTTTAAACGCTAACAGAATGCCACTTAGACAACATGAAGAAGTTTGTATTTTTTATAAAAAACAACCTACATATAATCCTCAAAAAATAAAAGGTAAACCTAATCATAGCAAAGGTAAGCCTAAAATATGTGATAATAATAACTACGGAGCTTATGATTTTGTTGATAACGGTAAGGAACTTGGTGATATGAAACATCCTACAAGTATTTTAACTTTTTCAAAACCGCATCCATCGGTTATGCTTCATCCCACAGAAAAATCAATTGAATGTTGCGAGTGGTTAATTAAAACATATACTAACGAAGGTGATTTAGTTTTAGACAACTGTATGGGTAGTGGCACAACCGCTATAGCTTGTATAAACACTAATAGAAATTACATAGGCTTTGAATTGGATAAGCACTACTGCGACATAGCGAATGAACGCATAAGAAAAGCCCTTGCTGGAAAGAAAGAAAAAGACTTACAAGCACAAACTTTGCTTAATGAACTGGATTAAGCACTTGTAGGTAACATTTTTTTTATTTCAATACTAATATAGTGCGATTAGAACGATTAAAAATTTATAACAAAAAGGAGAAAAAAATGGAAACAGATAATTATGAGAAGGTAAATCTTATGTTTGAATATTTGCATAAGTATATGGGAAGGATAATAGACATTTATTTAAGAAAGCATGAAGAGGAGCAAAGAAAGAAAGAAGAATTATGTTTAACAAATATTGAGGAAGAAAATGATAATATTGCATAATGATATAGTAGAATATATCAAATCGAAATTAGCAGAGAAGGAAGGTCTAACATGCATTACAGGGAACCAGTAAAATTCACTTGTCCTCTGATTGACAAGTGCATCGAGCAAATTAAAGCTATTATTGATAAAAGTGTAGATGTTTTGTACAGCAGAGATGTAGATACTATGGAGGAGTGGATAGAAGATACAGTGTGGTTGTTAAGTGAAATTATTGATACATTAGAAGAGTTGCGAGACAGCAATTCTAAACTTAGAGATTGGGGATGTAGCGAAGCATACAGTGTAGACGAATTAGAATTAAAAATTGTAAAATTAGAAGAAAAAATTGAAGAGTTAGAAAACAAAATTTATGAACTAAAAGGAGAAAAAAAATAAAAAAAATGAAAAAAAAGTAAAAAAAAATATTTGGAAATTATAAAAAAATTTGTAAATTGCATCCGAATTTAACAATATCTAAATTATTATAAAAATTAATGAGGTTGATATGGAGAACAACATTGAAAAACGTAAAGATGAAAAGAAATATCCTGTTTTTATTTTAATGGATAAGGAAGATTATGATATGCTTATTACTTTCGCTAAAATCGAAAGACGTGCAAAATCAAATGCCGCTCTAATGCTAATAAGGAATTCTTTGCAAGCTTTATTTGCTAATAACAATAATAAAACAATTTAATAAGGAGGTGGGTTATGAATGTAGAAGCAATCGAAAGGCTTACCGAGATTAAAGAGCAAATGCTTGAATTACTCGAAGAAGCTAAAGACCTTCTACCTGAAGGTATGACAAAAGAACGTGCTAAATGTTATTGGTATGCCCAAATCAAGACAGCTGTTCTTAAAGAACACGAATTTTTAGGTGGTTCTTTAGTAACTATCGATGATACAATTTCAGAACTTAGCGAAAATTTTGAAGAGGCTGAATAATGCAATTAATTTTTACTTGCAACTCAAATGAGGACTTTAATAAGATGAAACTTATCATTAGTAAATCAAAATTCAATGTAGCTGCCTTAAATTATAAATTTCGTTCCTTATATTTCCAATGTTGGGATAAGCAGGATGCAAATGCACTGAAATCAAAGCTTCTTAAAATAGTAAGCGAAAATAATATTTCAGGTTACTTTGAGTTGAAAGAAAAATGAAAAGGTTATTTAGTCAATAATAAGTATAAAAACAAAAAAAATCCTTTTGACTGGTGCTCAAAAGGATTTTAAAAGGCATCATAATTTTCAACTACAAAAATAAGGAGAATTTTCCTATGGAACAAACAAATTTTTCTAAAATTGACTTGGGTTCTTTGGTAAAAGAGCTTGAAAGTCGAAAGCTAAGAAAAAAAAGATTTGATTATCCCTTCTGCCTATTATTCAACCTTTTATCAAATTCGAGAAAAAAAAACATCAACAAATTAATTGTAATAACTTTGTATATAATAATAACATTACTTTTCATTTCTGTTTTTTTAATTAATCGAGGGTAAATTAATATGTTTAAAATAATTAAAGCAAACGAACCGTTAACAGTAACCTCTCTAAAAGTGTTGATCTACGGTGAACCGGGTTCAGGTAAAACGAGTTTGGCGAATACAGCCGAAAACCCGTTAACATTAGACTTTGACAAGGGTGTTCACAGAAGTGATTTCAGAAAAGATGTTCTTATAATCGAGAGTTGGAAACAGATAAACGATAATATGGCAGAATTAATTAAAGCATTCAGTAATTATAACACTATAATCCTTGATACTGTTGATACGTTATTGGATTATATGGGGACTTGGATAATCGAGCAGGAACCGAAACTTGCTCGCAACAAATTGCAATTTTATGGCAAACTAAAAGATGAATTTTCACTGTTTATTGGTAAACTCAAAACACTTGGCAAAGATGTTGTAATGATAGCTCACGTAAGAGAAAAAGAAGAAGGTGATTTGAGAATCAAACGTCCCGCTATTACAGGTGGGAGCTATGATAGAGTTCTTCAAATAGCCGATTTAGTTGGATATTTATTTATCAAAGATAATAAAAGAACGATTGATTTTAATCCTACTGACTATTGGATTGGTAAAAATTCGGCTAAATTCGACACAATGACTATCCCTGACTTCAATAACAATCCAGACTTTTTTGCAAAATTAATTAAAGATATGAAGTCTGCAATTAATAAACAAACTCAATTACAAGCAGACACAATAAATATGTTGGAAGAATTTTCGTTAAAAATTCAAAACCTGACTGATTTAGATAAAATTAATGCTTTTTTGCCAAATTTAACAAGTCTGAAAGCTGGAATTAAAAAACAGATTTGGGACAAAATACAACTCCGTGCAAAAGAACTGAATTTTGAGTTTAATAAAGATGAAAAGAAGTTCTATCGAATTGAAAACACAAAAATGACAAAATCAACACCGGAAAAAGAACCTATTATGAATGAGAAACCTAATTTTGATTTTGAATAGGTGTTATTATGCTCAGAATTTCTGTAACAACAATCGAATTATTTCGAAATTATTTAAACGATTTAATTGAGCTTGATGATTTGATTAAAAGAATACGAGGAGAAGTCCCCCCATCAAGATATATGGATTTAGGTAGTGCGTTTCACGATATACTTGAAAATATAAAGGATCGATTTATCCCTGAAAAAAATGTGTTCAAAGCTAAAAATGGTATTGAATTCAATTCCAATATTATATCTTCTTGTTATGAAAAAATCATTCAAGATGCACCATTTGAAGTTAAAATGACAAAGATTTATAAAATTGGAAAAGAAGAGGTTGAAGTTATTGCCAAAGCTGACCAATTATATGGTAATTATGTCATTGAAAATAAAACTTGTTGGGGAATGTTTGATTTTGAAAGATACTTCAATTCTTGTCAATGGAAATACTATCTTGACATTTTTGAGGCAGAACGAGTTTATTACAACGTTTTTTGTTTTCTGGAAAAAGAAAATGATATTGAATTAAGAGGCATCGAACAATTTTCGTTTTGCGACTATCCTGATTTGCATAATGATATTAATGAACTTTTAACTGATTTTGTGAAATTTATTCATCAACAAAAACTTGAGGAATATTTCGCTTCAGATTATAAAAGCGAAACAGAGCAATTAAAGGTTATTCAATCATCAAATCAAATTAATCTTAATAATCAAAAGGATTTAGATATGAAAATTCAAAAAATTAAAATAGCAAATCTTCTTGGAATAGAAGAATTAGAATTTAATCCCGAAAACTTTACTTTGATAGAAGGCAAAAATGGTTCAGGTAAAACGTCAATCCTTGAATCGATTAAACACGCTTTAAATGGCGGTCACGATGCTACACTACTCCGTAACGGTTCAGAAAAAGGTGAGGTTGTTCTCGTTTTTGATGATGGCGTCCAATTAACTAAAACGATTACACAAAGCAAATCTGATGTTAAGATATTAGACAAAGAAGGCAACAAAATCAATAAGCCACAAACGTATATTAATAAACTTGTTGATATGTTATCTGTAAATCCAGTGCAATTTCTGACTGCAGACAAAAAAAATAGAATTAATTATTTGCTTGAAGCAATTCCAATGAAATTAACAAAAGACCATCTTGAGAGCTTTTTAAAAGATATGAGTGGCAGGGTTCAAGATGATTTAAATGGGCACGCTCTTGAAGTAATAAGCAGGATATACAAACAATTTTATGACGAAAGAACTGGCATAAATAGAGCATTGAAAGAGAAATCTGCCACTATGACCCAATTGAAAGAATCCATAACAAAATTAGATTACTCTTCACCAAATGAATTAACCGAAAAGCTTAAATTTTTAGAAAATAAAAAAAGCGATATTGAAAACAAAAAGAATATGTATTTAGAGCAAATTGTCAATATTAGAATTCAAAAACTCGATGACGAAGAAGAAAGATTTCAAGATGAAATGAACAGGCTTCGGCTCGAACACGAAGCTCGTAAGCAAGAGATTTATGATTGGTTCGAAAATCAAAAAAACGAAATTCATTTAAAATTTGAAGATAAATATCTACCTTTAATTTCAGAAATATCAACACTTCAAGAACAATATAAGCAATATCGCAATCAAGAAAAGACACGGGAATTAATAGAACAATTTCAAATAGAATGTTCAAAATTAGAAGATGAAGCCAACAATCTTAGCCATGCTTTGGCTGGATTGGATAAACTCAAAGCAAACCTTTTAAAAGAATTGCCAATTGAAAATCTTGAAATCAAAAACGGTGAAATTTATTGTAAAGGTGTTGTCTTTGACAAATTAAACACAGCGGAACAGGTCAAGATTGCGGTTGAAATAGCAAAATTAAGAGCAGGTGAATTAGGAATTATTTGCGTTGATGGGATTGAACGACTTGATAACAAGACTTTCGAAGAGTTTAAAACTAAAGCTATCGAATCTGGTTTACAAATGATAGTTACAAAAGTTGGCAATTCTGATTTAAATATTCATACGGAAATTGTTTCATAAAAACAAAGCCCAACTATCGAAAATGTTTTCATTCCCCCCACCCCACCCTTAAGATAGTTGGGCTATTCTGAATACAAATAATATTAATAACAAATAATTAATTAGTTTTATGAAAGAAACATATTATTTTTCGCACGATACAAATGCAAGAAATGATGAAAAGATTTTATGTTTGCGAGCCGATTATGGTATTCTTGGCTATGGTGTCTTTTGGGTGTTAGTTGAAATGATGTTTGAAAATCCAGACACACAATTAAGTTATAAACACATAAAGGGTATTGCTCATAATTTAAATATAGAAGTTGAGTTACTTACCAATATCATCAATTCTTGCGTTGAATATGGTTTATTTGTTAGCGATGGAAATAATTTTTGGAGTGAATCGCTTCGTAAAAGAAAAGAAACGTATATTAATAAACGTAAAAAGAAAATCGAGGCTGGTCTTAAAAGTGCAGAAGCGAAGAAATTAAAAATTTTACAAACTTCACAACAAATTTTTGATTTAAAAGAACCAAATGAAGATATTGAACAAAATATCAACAGTGTTGAAACAGAAATCAACGATGTTGAAACAGAAATCAACACAACGTCAACAGTGTTGCAACAGTGTTGCAACAGTGTTGAAACAGAAATCAACAAAATAAAAGAAAATAAATTAAAAGAAAAAAAAATATATAATTCTTCTTCTTCGAAATCGGAAATTTCGAAGGAAGGTGAAGAATATGCGAATTTTTTCAGAACTCTTTTGCCACCCACACAAAAAATTACTAATGCAGACTTAAAAAATTGGGCGATTACTTTTGATAAGCTCGTTAGAATTGATAAACGTCCAAGGGATGAGATTTATCAGGTAACAGAATGGGCAAGGAAAAATTCGTTTTGGGGTGAACAAGGTAATTTTCTTTCTGCTTGTAAGTTGCGAAATAAATCCAAAGATGGAGTACTTTATTACGATATATTTTTGCAAAAATTTAAACAGGAGAATAAAACAAATGGAACAAATAAAGAGTTGCAAATCGAAAGACCTGATTGGATTAAAGCAAAAAAATGAATTTTTAGCAATAATGGATTCGCTTTTCCCGGAACAAGATTTATTAAATCCCAATAGTCGTTTTCGGAAAAAAATAGATTTTACTTTTGAGTTGATGGAACGACAAAATTGGAGTAAAGAGGAATTTGAAAAAACGATGCTTGAGTTTTCAATAAAATGGGGGTATAATTTTTGGATGCCTGCAAATATTTTTGAATTTAAAAATCAATTATTTTCTGATAACAAGATGGTAATATGATGAAGGTCGTTCAAATAAAATCACCTAAATACATTGAAATCGATAATTTTTATAAAAATAAGTTATTTTTTGATATTGATTTTTATGAATTTGAAGAACGTGCGGCTATATTTGAATTTGATTTCGGGATTGAATTCAAAGAAGCCGCAAGGCTCTCTTTTAACGAATTAATTAAAAAATATGCATATTTAAAGGGGACAATAAAATGATTAAAATAACTGGATTATATAAATCCACATCAAAAAAGGGTGGAAGTTTCTTATCGGGTAAAACTATTGATGGAGTTAAATATTATGTTTTTAAAAATTACAAGAAAAAAAAGGATAGCGACCCTGATTATAATTTATACATTGAAAATAATAACGTAAATCCATCAAAGTCTAAAATAACTGATGATTTTTCTTTTTAAAGGAACGAATTATGTGGGGTGATTTTGAAAGTTTTGGTATATATGGAATAGATAAATATCGGACTGGAGAACAAAGGACAGTTTGTCCAAAGTGTTCTCCAACTCGAAAACCTGCACATAGAAATATCAAATGTCTTTCGGTTAATGTTGAAAAAGGAACTTGGTTTTGTCATCATTGCGGTTATTCGGGTAGTTTGTTTAAAAAAAAAGAAACAAAACGTTTTTCACCTGTTTCAACAAATGCAATTTCTCCAACTGACAAAATTTATAATTGGTTCGCTTCTCGAGGAATAACAAAAAACGTTGTTGATAGAAATAAAATCACTATTGAAAAGGTATTCTTGTCTCAATTAGGAAAAGAAGATTGGTGTGTCTGTTTCAACTACTATGTGGATGATATTCTTGTCAATATTAAATATAGAAATTCACAAAAGATATTTCAACAAGTAAAAGGGGGGTCAAAGGTTTTTTATAAATTAAACGATTTAAATAATCAAACCGATTGTATTATAACTGAAGGGGAGATTGATGCACTGTCATTTGAAGTTGCAGGATTTCGTAATGCGATTTCGGTGCCGGATGGGGGTATCAGTCCCGAAACAAAACAAATTCAAACGAAACTTGAATATTTAGATAATTGTTTTGAATATTTTAAAGATATACAAAAAATATATTTAGCAACGGATACCGATGGACCCGGTATTAGATTACGGGAGGAATTAGCTCGTAGGTTAGGTAAAACAAGATGTTGGATTGTTCGTTATCCCAATGGATGTAAAGATGCAAATGACGTTTTAGTAAAATATGGGGTTGATAAACTCAAAGAGTGTATTGTAAATGCCGAGATTTACCCGATTGAAGGAGTACATTATGCGAATGAAAAACGAGATGAATTAAAAGATTTATATGATAATGGCTTTCCCGATGGAGCTAAATCCGGATATTCAAATTTAGATGAGCTTATTACTTTTTACGGTTCTCAATTAACAATCGTCACTGGAATTCCATCGCACGGGAAAAGTAACTTTATGGATCAGTTAGCCATTAAATTAGCAATCAATCATAATTGGCGTTTGGGGGTGTTTTCACCTGAAAACGCTACTATTGAAATTCATTTATTGCGGTTGATTGAAATTTTAGTCGGGAAACCTTTTTTAAAAAATTATAATAATCGAATGAGTTTTGAGGAGGTAGAAGCTGCTCGTGAGTTTATTAACGACCATATATATTTTATTTTGCCTGATAATGAAGAATATCGATTAGAGAAGATACTTGAAGCTGCCAGTGGATTGGTTTTAAAACACGGTATTAAAGGATTGATAATTGACCCTTGGAATACGCTCGAGCATCAATATGGTAGCGATACTGAAACTATATATACGGGTAAAGTGTTAAATCAATTAAAGTATTTTGCAAGATACCACGATATCCATTTGTTTTTAGTGGCACATCCACGTAAAATGACACGTAAGAAGGATAGCAAACTTTTTGAAGTGCCGACCCTTTATGATATTTCGGGTTCGGCTAATTGGTTTAACATTGCCGATAATGGTATCGTTGTATATCGACAATTCTCCGAAGATTTTACTGAAAGCTATCCAATCGTTTACGTGCAAAAGGTAAAACATAAATTTATAGGTAAAACTGGTTTTGCCAAATTTGATTTTGATGTTTCTTGTCAAAGATATATAGAAAAAGGTAAATACAATAACAAAAATGAACTTGATAATTATGTTGATATGTGTTCAGGGGGCTACCCAAGTTCTTGGATGACTAATTGGGAAAACAAAAACGATAATGATATTGAATTTTAATTTTGTAAAATAATTGAGATTGTTTTTATGAGAAATCAAGATATCATTGAATTGCTTGAAAAACAAGATTTACCTGAGCATTTTCAAATCGTCGTTGAGACGTGCGGAATTGAAATTGCTAAAATTTTAATTAAAGAGTTGGGAGGGATTACAATAAATATCCCAATGTTAAATTCATTACGTTCGTTAATCGAACGATATATTAAAGTAAATGCAAATGAAATGTCGATAAAAAAAATTGCCAGAGAACTCAATATGAATGAACGAGTAGTAATAAATATAGCAAAGAGAATAATGAATAATGACAAATCTTATTTTAAATTATAATTGATAATCGAAAGAATTTCTTCCCAATCTTCTCGAGTTAAAGTAACATATGGTCGAGCTGGAATCCTAATAGTTGGTTTCAGCTCTTTCTTCTTTGTTAGTGCCATTGCTTTCCAATTGACCAATCTTGTGTTGTAATACTTTGCCCAAAAGAATTTTCTCATTTTGGGTGTAATTGGGATTGTGGGTGTTAACGTTCCACCAAATTGATGGATAGCCGCATAAGGTGAGTTTGCTGAAATAACTATCGAAGATTTACCTTGAGGTCTTACTTCAATTGTTGACATAAGACCTTTTGAACGATTTAAAGTTGGTTCTAATTCCCAACCTAATGTTTGATATCGTTCTTTTGTGGACGAAGCAAGAGCTTTCCATTTTTGGGAACCCCCTGAAAATATCGAAATATCATTTTCATTTCCATCCCAACGACCTCGTGCATCGAAATTTGCAGAAATCGCCCTATCAATCAATGCTGATATTATTTCGAGTACAGGAGTAAGGTCATCGAATTGCTTTTGCAGTTCGATAAACTTTTTGGAAAGCGAATTAACGATGTCATTACTAATCATTATCTTCTCCAATATTCTCCTCGGCAACAACAACCCATTTTTGAACTTCTTCAGGCAGATCTTCAAATTTTTGAATTGATGCAATTTTAAAAGTCATACGCACTACATCATTTGGATTCACATCGTTGTATAGTGCTATGCGACCCCACACTCTACCAAGTCTCCTACTTAAATCTGCAGGCATATTGACAATTTTCTTTTCACTAAATTCCACTGGTGGTAACTCTACATTTTCTTTTTGAACAATACATTTAGAACGATTCATAATAACTAAATATTTCTTATCTTCAACAAAAATGGCATCATATCCTTTCAAAATTGCATAATTTCCAATATCATTTAAAAAGGAAGCATTCATACTTATTTCGGCAAATTCTTTGAAAACTTCTTTTTTAATTTTCTCGTATCTGTATTCCAACTCATCTATTTCCTTTTCACTCAGTGATTTATCATCCATCAATTTCCTCCAAATAATCTTATCTTCATAGGGTTCATATCCGAGTTTTTTATAAGCCATAACCATCATTTCATCTTCTCTTTTATTGAAATCTCTCTCTAAGTCTTTAAAATTAATTATATTAGCATTTTTTGGATAAAGAATTTTCATAACATCTTTTTGGTCTGTGAAAGGTCTTGTTGCATCAATATCATCAATGGCTACATAAGTACCACTTCCGAATATACCTCTACCAGAGAAATAATCACCATATTTGAATTGGTCGTAAAACTCTTGGGCTTTAATTCCATTTAAACCGCGATAAGTTATATAGTAGTCCGACAAATTCAATTCATCAATTTCTGCTTTGTTTAATACTTTCGGCTTAGCTGTAAATCCAAGCATTTCAGCAATATGATGATGCCCTAAATCTTCCTTTGATGGCTCCTTAAATTTTTCACTTATTTTCCTCAAAAGCTCTTCATTCTCAAATGCTTTATCAAAAAATGTTGGTTTAGTGTTAAGCATTTTATCCAGCTGATTTCTCAAGTCTTCAACATATTTTGATGTGTCTATTTTCCAAGTTTTAGCTGAATGCAATGTAAAATCTTTTGTTGTTTTTAATTCTTTTAAATATTTAGAACCATCCTCGACATTTGAATCGTCTTTAATAGGAGTAACGGAACATTTACATCCAAAACCTGACGGAGGGTATATTAAATCCCATATTGGATCATCGTGTCGAAAAACTTTATTATGAAGTAAACTATGATTATGCCGTTTCGTTGGGCGTTGAATTTGAGTATATTTCCAATATGGATAAATATGCGATATAAGTTTCTGCTGATGATATTTTCCTTGAGAATACGCCATTTGCATATTTGTATCATAAATGACTTTTAACCGAGATGGAGTTACACCAGTCCAACCAGCTTCTTCTAAGCGAGGCAATAACATTGTTTGAAATTTACTTAAAGTCATTCCTTCTGATTTGGCTTTCTCAACATAATCGTAAATTAATTGAAGTATATCAGCACTCATAACTTTTGCTACTGTAAAAGCTTTGTTATGTGCTTCTGCGTCAAGTTCATCCCAATCAATTGATATTTTAAGGTTTTTCCCTCTTCGTTTTAACCACTCAAGTGCTCTTTCGGGGGGTAATTTAAAAGCAATTTGCAAAGGGTCTTCAAAACGAAAACCGCTTAATTTAGGTATTTTACCTGTGTGCTTAAAAAAATCTATTATGTAATTTTTATTTCGCATCGATTATTCCGCTTCCAGTTGCTAATAAAATACCTTTTGCTAAATAATCCTCAAGTTCAGAAGTGTCTAATTCCGGAAACATTTCAATTATTTTGTCTTGGATTTCATTGTAACTCTTACTTTCATTTATCATTTCAAGTATTGGCTTTAAGACCGATTGAGTAATTTCATCAAATTGAGAAATATCAAAAGCTGACTTCTCAAGGAGTTTATCAGATTCGGAGAATTGGGGCTTTATTTGTTCAAATGAAATTTCAATTTCATCATCTTTGAATCCATAGTTCCGTTTGAAATATTCTTTAGTAAACTTCACTTGCCCGGTTGAAGAAAGTATTTGGTCACGCTGTGCTAATGTCATATCAACATCCTGCTCTTCATACATAACAAAGCGTGGCATTTCTGAAACCGATTCAAAATTGAATTCAATAATCCACTCGATTAATTTATTTAGCCAATATTCCACAAGTTGTTTATCCGCATCAATTACATCTTTTCTTACTTGCAGGTGCGTTTGGCTCATTGCATATGAACCCGTATCGCCTTGTTCTGTTGTTAAGGTTTGTGAAAGTATAGCTTTCGAAATTTCTGCATTACAAAAATGAAGTAAATTTTTGTATACATCGGCAGAACTCGTTTTTGAAGATTCAAGGATTTCTATATTGACCTCTTCTTCAGTAACAGCAATTCCATCTTGTTGTAATTTTTCCAAAACATTGAACAACTCTAAAGCTTCTTCTTGTCCCTTACCAATTCCTATTTTTCCGTGAAGAAATGGCATTCCATATTTTTGAGTAAATATTGACCATAATTTCATCCCGCCTTTTTTAAAAATTACAGGATAATAACACTTTGCAAGGATAGCCTCGCCATAAGGGTTATCATAAGTTGCGTTATGTTGAACTAATAAAAATTTCTTATTTGGCAGTAAAACTCCATCAGGTTTATTTTTATCTTTAAATCGAAGCATATTATTATTATCAAATTCGAACCACCAAGGCGGTTTTCCTTTTAAATCTTTAGGAATTATTTTCCCATCTACTTCACCCCAATAAATTTCGATAGGTTTAAATCCAAATAATGGAGCATCAAGCATTTCAGAAATTATTTGTCTTAAATTCAAATTGTGAAATATTTCCTCAATAAATTCTGATTCTGTGTTTTTAGTTCCTCCTCTATTTATTTCCCAATTTAAACTCAAAACACCTGCTTTTCTTGATTGGATGCAACTTGAGACGTGTGCATCGTAAAGAAAGTTTTTATACGTTTCTAAAGTTTCGTTATTTTTTTTTAAAATAACATCAGGATTTGGTAACAATTCATTTAAGGAATTGAAAATAAAAGCTTGTCTCGTGGCAATTACTCCTAAAGGATATGAACGTTTATTAACGTTATTTTGTTCTGAGAAAACGTTTTTAATTTTATTAATGAATTTCATTTTGTTATCTCTTAATAATTGATAAAATAATTATTTGTTTTTTGTGTTAATTTATTTAAATATAAAAATGATTTATTTTTTGAATTTTTTGTTTTGAGATAACTCAATGCTTGTGTAATACTATCAACGATATCATCATGATTGCCATAAGGGAATTCTGAACATTCGTTAATGATATCAGCTAAAAACGATGCATTTTTCGGAAGGAAAACTTTTCCGGCTTCAATTAGTGGGGTTATTAAATGTGCTCTTGTAACCTTATCTTTGATTGCTTGAATTGGCTTGATTGGTATTTTAGTATCACGTTGAAGCACTTGAATTAGACTTTGACCACTTGCCGCATCTTCGATTAAAACTACATTTGGATTGTGCTTATGATATTGCATCACAACTTGTCTTTGTAAATCGGGAAACAAAACTTTACCTCTCCAATAATCGATTAAATAATATCCTTTATCTGAAAGCATCCACGTTGTGCAAACGGAAAAGTCGTTTTGTTCTTTCTCTTTAAAAGCTGTATCCCAAGATTGAATTATCAAATAACCGTTTGGTAATTCGGTATATTCTTGCCACCACTCAGGTTTAAAGATTTGATATTCCGTAGCAATTGGCTGTTGTTGGTATAGAGCTGAAAACCAATATGACCCTATTTGATTTTTAATTTTGTTTAATTTCTCGATTGGATATCGGCTCTCCCATAATGGCATTCCGATATTTCTGCTTAAAATATCATTTTCTTTTGCGATAGCAGGAAAACTCAAAACTTCCCATTTATCATCAGAATCAGGATTGTTTATTAATCTTCCTGCTAAATCGTCAAAGTGCCATCTGGTCATAACGATGATGATTGCTCCATCAGGTTCAAGTCGTGTATATGCGGTTGCTCTAAACCAATCGTACGTTTTGTCTCTATAAGTCTTACTATTAGCTTGTTCGTCATTTTTAACAGGGTCATCGATAATTAAAATGTTAGCACCTTTCCCAGTAATCGCACCTCCAACACCTGTAGCATTTAGCCCTCCTTCTCTATTTAAGATATCCCAACGGTATGCAGAATTTGAAAGTCGATTTAATTTAATTCCAAATAAACTTTCTCCATACTCTTCTAATAATTCTTTAGATTTTCGTCCCCAAGAAGCGGCAAATCCTGCTTCGTAAGACACCAAAATTATTCTTTTATCGGGAAATGTGCCTAAATACCAAGCGGGGAAGTATTTTGAAATAAGTTCAGATTTGCCATGTCTCGGTGGCATATTAACTATCAGTCGTTTTATCCGACCGCCAGCAACATCAAGAAGTTTCTTGTTCAGTATATTGATGTGCGGAGCCATTTGATAACGTCCCTTCGTTATATACATTGCCATTGTTGCTGGGCTCGCCGTTTTGAGAATTTCCCACGGCATCAAGGAATTCAAATAATGCATTTGTCGTTTTTTCATTGCTTGAAATCAGTTCCCCAAATTTATCTTTTTTATTATCAAATATAACAGTATTTTCATTGCGTCCAATCTCAGTTGGCATACCTCTGGCAATTCTTTCAATATTAACTAAATTACCGAACGATTTACTTACTTGAATAATTAACTCAATTAATTCAAGGGTTGATAGTTTATTTAAATCTTCAATTGCGGGTGTTTTGTTATCTTTGTCTTTTTTAAGTCTTTCAGAAAAAGCCGTAACAGGCAGAAATATAATTCTTTGAAACGTTTCTGCCTGTTGAGCTTGTCGTTCATTCATTCTTTGGATATTCTCTTGTTGACGAATGCGATTTTTTCTATCCTCATCATCATCGAATGCTCTAACTCGAGCTTGCCAATTATATTTTTTAGACCAAATGGCAAATTGAGTTTTACTCTTTTTTCCAAGCTTATTTAATAATGCACCGAAACTTCGGTTTTGTCTAAGGTCTCGATATACGCAAAACGCTTTAAAAGCTTTATTTGTTTCCCCTGGCATCCGTTCCCAAGGAACATATCCTAAATCTTCTGACATTATTCATTACCAAGCTCTTTTTTACATAATTCAAGTAACTTCAACGCTGGTTTTGCACCAAGAACCTTTTCGATTATTTCAGCTTCTTCATTAGCAAATATTAAACTTATACGATATAGTTTAGTTTGCTGTTTTGCCATTTGTCGTTCTTCTTCGTTCTTAGCAGATTGAATTAACGCTTGCCTTTCTTTAATCGTTTCAACGGCTTTTAAAGATGCGGCAGTTATCATCTCTCCACCGTGAGTAGTGCCATTAATTTGCCTTGAATTTGTATCAGTATAGTCGTCTTCATCATAGATTTCGGACGGTTCCCAAGATGGTGAATAATCATCATTTGCGAGTGCTTCCGGAACTGGTATATCATCGAGTAATCTGTTGATTTCCTCATCTGAAAGCATTAATGAATCTTGTGCCCACTCTAAAGCCCCAAGCTCTTGTAAATCCCTCAATACTTGAACGGACAATTCTAAATCTTCACTTCCTCTTGCACGATTATGTCTTAACGTGGCAATCCTCATTTGCTCTGGTGTCATTTCAACAAACACCACGGGAATTTCAGTATATCCAAGTACTGTTGCGGCTCTCCAACGATGCTCTCCATCAACAATCATTTTAGTTGATTTTTGAACGATAATCGGTTGTGTGAACCCATCTTCTTCCATTGATTTAATAAGTAATTCAAAATCGTGTTCGCTTTGACGATTTGGATTATAATCGTTCGGTTTAATCGAATTGATTGGAACGTATTCAATTCGTAATTCTTTTAATGAAACGTTTTTCTTCTCAATTTCCTTTTTACCTTTTTTAATGATTTTTGCTGATACAGCTTTTTGCGTTGCTTCTGGTGTAGTGTTATAATTTTCCATTTAAAACTCCTATAATTTATGAATAATTAAACCTTGTTGGTGATAATAATCGATTAAGCAGGTTCAAAAGTTTTCATAAATCAAGTCATTCATATTTCTTAAAATCATTTGTTCGATTAATCAAAATTGTTTGATGTAACGGAGCATCCATTGTCCAATATTTGTAACCGTCATGATAGAAATATATGAATTCTTTCTTATAGAAAAACTCTTTAACTCCATTGTTTCTGATAAACATTACTGCATCATTGAATTCATCAACGCTTTGAGAGTTCTTTTTTAAGCAATACTCGTGTGGAGCTTTTTCAGAATAAGTTTTGGCAAAAATCCAATTCTGGCTTTGAATAAATTTTATGAAACCGTTTAAATCCATATATTTCAAGACGTTACAGATTATTAAACATTGTAATATGAAAATATTCTTTTACCAAGTTGGCTTTCCTCCCCACGTTCCTGCTCCTTTTCGGAAGAATTCAGGTTCTACATATGGAATTATATGACCAGCTTTCATTGAGAAAGGGTCTCCCATATACATAATTTTGGATAGGTTTCTCCAAGATGAAAGCATCTGGCATTTTGGACATCTGGTTATTTCAGGAAATTCTTCTGTTGAATGCCGTGAATGATTACGAATTACATAATTGACAACTTCTTTAGAGCGTTCTGCAATCCAATCAGGTGCTTCTTCAATGCAGGTTCTGTAAAAACACTCCTTCCAAGTTTCACCTAATCGCCTAATTGGTTCAACAGAACGACGACCAAACATAGCCGCAGTTCTCACTCCGGGTAACCTCTCACAAACCTTGTCAAACCATTGAGGCCAAGCTTTGGCGGCAATCATCAATTGTTCAATCGCTGCTGCGGATAATGTAGGCGGAGCGATACGAAGCCTATTTCTATGAACTCCTAATCTATGCATCGTATCATAAGCTTTGTTATAATCCCAATTATTGTCTTTGACAGCTTTCCATACATCTCCGTCTGACCAGTCATAAATAGGTCTTGCATAGTAAGTTCCGTAACTATTTTTTCCTTTTGTTAGATAATCCTTACTTGACATTAAACCCATTTTTCGAAGCATTGATTCATCAGTTCGTAAACCCAAGATAGTATAAAGATTTTTACCTTTTTTAGGTGGAAACTTTTCTTCACTAATAAGACCTTGTATATTCTGCTCGTGAATTTTTTTAGCAAAATCAGGTGGAGTGCGAACCCATTTTTCTGGAGGTAATAACGGGTCAAAAACCCAAAAATAAGGATTTTCACGATTGAAAACATTAATTATAGGTTGATTTGCATATACCCAATGAAATTCAACTTCAGGACGTATTGCAACTCTTTCGGCATATTCAAACGTTCCGGGAAACATGATTTCTTCATCACGCATAACAACTTCAACAGGAAGCCTCCCTGTAATTGTTGCCGCTATAATACAAAGTTCAAGGCAAACCCCTGAATCTTTCCCCGCTGAAAACGAAACGACAACTCGATGCCCATCCTCATATAACTTTATTATCCTATCAAGTGCCGCATCAAATACGTTTTCAGTTCTGTAATGTTTTGGCATTTTTTTTTCCGGAAATTGTTATAAAATAAAATTTATTAGGGAAAAAAGAAAATAAATATTTTTGTTCAAAATTAAAAATAAATTTAACAATTTTAGGATTTAAAAATTTTGATGAAAAATCGCTAAGCCAAGTAATACCAAATATCTTTTTTTCGTCAAATCGTGAAAATAAAGATTTGATTTCCTTATAATCAAAAAATGTTGCGGGTGAAACAATATTAAATTTATTCAATATATAATTCTTCCGTGAATGATATTTACGTCCACAACTCATAATAAAAAATTTGCCATTCGGTTTTAATACTCGTTCAATCTCTTGCACTGTTTTTAAATGATTAAATGAATAAGAAAAGCTACCGAAAAGCGAGATAACCGAATCAAAACTATTATCTTCAAAAGGCATATTTGACATATCCCCTTTGATAAAATGATATTTAGGAAACTTATTTCTGCTAATCTTTAACATATTATCAGAAATGTCTAATCCAAAATAATTTTCAGGTAATAAATTAACCTTTTCCAATACAATACCCGTTCCACTTCCTACATCAAGAACCTTCCCTTCAAAAAAACCGTTATCAAGTAAGTATTTAAAAACAAAATCGTTTTCGATTGCGTGAATAGGTTCGTTATAGCATTCATCATAAACCTTGCTTAATTTGTCGTAAATAATCTCTGGAGTGAGTTTTTTCATTTCATTTCAGTCCCAAAAAAGTTATGCAAACGTTTTATTTTAGTATCAAATCTGTATTGAATTCTAAAAAAACAATAGAATTTAATATTGCAAAACAATAAAATTATTTTGTAACGATAAATGTAGCGAATATAAATATTTATTACGTACATCGGATGCAGACAATAAATAAATTTTTTGTCAAATATCAACAAAATTCAACACAACGTCAACAGTGCTTCAACAGTGTTGCAACAGTGCTTCAACAGTGTTGCAACAAAATTCAACACAACGTCAACAGTGCTTCAACAAAAGTCAACAAAATAAAATAAAATAAAATAAAATAAATTAAATATATATATATTCTTCTTCTTCGAAATTTATCAATTTTGAAGAACGAAAAAAAAATTGTCACCCATCGAAAAAAATTAACATTATTTTGTCAGATGTAATGAATATTGTATTCATTGTGTGTATTGAGTGCAGACAATAAATAATTTTTTGCTAACAAAAAAATTGAATAATTTATAATTGTCATAGTGTAATTATTTTAAATTAAGAGTTATGTGGAAGGAAATTTTTAAAATAGGTAAACATATTGATGCAAATGGGAATGAACGAGAGTGGACTATTGAAGATTTAGATATTATTGTATCGAAATATAATAATCAAGAACCTGACAACAGACATGAAGCTCCAGTTGTGATTGGACACCCTGTAAATAATTCACCTGCATATGCTTGGATTGAATCTCTTAAAAGAGTGGACGATGTGTTGCTCGCAAAATTTACACAAATCGATCCTGAATTTAAAAAACTCATTCAAGAAGGTCGATATAAAAAGGTTTCAATGGCGTTATACCCTGATATGTTATTGCGTCACGTTGGATTTTTAGGTGCAATTCCACCTGCAATAAAAGGTTTAAAAGATACTAAATTTAACGAAGATAAATCTTTTATTTATTTCGAAGAATTTAAAATTGACACAAATCAAATAACAGAACAAACATTAATTAACATTCAAGGAGGCGATATCATGTCCGAACAATATCAAAAGATTTTTGAAGAATTATTGAAATGGATTGCTTCGACATTCAACGAAGAAATTGCCAATCAGATCGCAGAAGAATTTGAGAGGATTAAAAATAAATATCTCAACGATTCTGAACCTGAAACGAAATCAGACGTTACGGAAGAAACAGACGTTTCTGATACTAAACAAAATAAAGAGTTTCAAGAAATGCAACGAAAAATTGAGATGCTTGAAAATGATAATTGGAATATGAAATTCAATGAGTATTTTAAATCGCAATTGGGGCGTTTAGTCCCTTCACAAAAATCAATTGTTAAATTGGCTTTTGATGCTGTTAGAAATAATAAAGGGTTTGAATTCTCAGAAAACGGCAAAACAATTACAATTTCAGGTGAGGATTTAATTAAAAAACTCATTGAATCGTTTCCGATGCAAGTTGAATTTAATGAATTTGCAAAACAAAATTCTTATAACGATAATGACCTTGAAAGTCAAAACAAATTTATTGATGAATATTACAAAAGGAGACAATAAATGAGCACGAAATTAGGTATTACAACACTTATCGCAAAAGAATCGCAAAACGATATTTTTGCAAATTCACATCCAACAATGGAAGTGAATAATATTGTGATTTTGTCTGGACAAAACCTTAAACGAGGTGCTTGTCTTGGACAAATCAACGAAACAGGAAATTCTAATAATGGTAAATACGTTCTTTGGGATGAAAATGCCACAGACGGTTCTGAAGTTCTTCGAGGAATATTAGGTTGCGACGTTGATGCTACAAATAGCGATAACAAAGGTTTTATGTATGTCCACGGTGAATTTTTAAAATCAAGTCTCAGTGCAGTGCACGAAATTATTCCCGGTGTTTATAACAACGGTTCAATAGTTATTAAGGAGGACAAATAATGAATGCATTAATTGATATGTTTGAAGCTAGAAGCTTAACAAATGCGATTAATCGAATAAAGATTACAGAGCCATTTGTATTGAATACGATTTTTAAAAATAAGCAATATCATGCCGCTGACAAAATCGATATTGAAATAATTACTGGTTCGGATAAATTAGCACAATTTGTCAATCAACACGAAAGTGCGGTTCCGATTAAAAAAATGTCGAGAATAATTAAAACGTTATCTTTGCCACGAACATTTGAAAAGAAATTATTTACAGCATTAGAACTTGCAAATTATAAACCGCTTAGTAATTTATACGTTACAAATCCGGAAGAAAGAACGAGACTTGCAAACGAGATGGTTCTTCAAGAGCTTGAAGAGCTGAAAAATAGGATTGTTCGTAGGCGTGAGCAAATGGCATGCGAAGCGTTATCAACTGGTCAAATTATTGTAAATCAAGACAATATTGATTTTTCAGTTGATTTTGAATTTGAGAACAACGTTCATCTTATTACACTCAGCTCAACATCGAAATGGAGTGAAGCGAATGCAAAACCTTTAGTTAATATTCGAGCTTGGAAACGTGATATTATGAAACGTTGTGGGTTAAATGCCGATATTTTGATATTAGGAAGCGAAGCGGCAGATGCATTTATTACAAACGAGTCTGTCAAAAAAGAGCTTGATGCAAATAATAATCGAGTTGGGGTGATGGATTTAACTCAACCGTCGACAAGGGCTGGAATGTATATTGGACGTCTAATGGGTGTCGATATTTATGAATATAATCAACAATATACGAAATCAGATAACACAACAGCGGATATGATAAATCCCAAAAAGGCGATTATGGTAGCTAGTGGGTCTTCTGGATTTAGAACTCATCACGGTCCTATCTATCGTGTAGATAGTGGAAATTTAAAGATTTATCAAACTGAGTTTTTAGTTGAGACAAATACAAATGAAGATAAAACGACTTTGGATTGGAAAGTCGAACAAAAGAGTTTACCAACAATACACGAACCGAATGCAGTTATTTCAGCTACGGTATTGTAATGTATTGCACAATTCAAGATATTATTGATGATTTAACTGAAAATGTTGTTGCTCAATTGAGTAACGATATAGAACCGAACGTCATAAATCGTGAAATTGTAAATAAATACATTATAGATGCTACTCAAATAATTGACGGTTATCTCAGAGGTAGATATAAATTACCACTCATTAATGAGCACTCAATTCTTAAAAAAATTTGTGTTGATATTGTGAAATACGAACTCTATAAACGAAGGGGAAAGATATTTGACAATATACAAGATTTATATAAGGATGGAATTGCTACGTTAGAAAAAATTCAGAAAGGTATAATTACGTTAAACGAAGGAACGACTGAAACGAGACCAAGTTTCTATCTGGTCTCTGAAAGAGAGCCTGTTTTTGAAAAAACAACATTATCTAACTACTAATGAAAATAACGGAAATTGAAAATGCTATCATTAACAAGCTAAAAATTGATATTCAAGATTTGGCAGTTGAGCCTTTTCCCGACAACGTTGAAGATTACAAATTATTACATCCAAAAGGTGCGATATTAGTAAGTTATGAAGGTTCGAATTACACAAATCCACAAATCGAACAACAAATAAGATTACTTGAATTTGATGTTATCGTAATCGTTAGAAACCTACGTTCTTATTTAGGTGCATATGAAATTTTAGATAGAGTAAGGCAATCGTTAACAAATGATTTGTTTATTGAAAATGCAAAATTATATCCTATTTCAGAAAAGTTTTTGTTTGTTGAAGAAGACAAATGGCACTATGAAATAAGATTTATGCTCCCAACAGTTCATTTTATTGGGGAATAACGATGGAGGGGGATAACGATGGATTTTGTAAATGGATTGATTAACAATGCTATGCAATTTGTGCTTATGATAGTTGGATTGCTTACTTTCTATTTTATGCTTAAACGTGATAATAGGAAAATGAATGAAGGAATACTTTCAAATAAATTGTCTGAAATTGAAAAATTTAACAATCTTGAAAAAAAAGTTAAGTTACTCGAACAAAGAGTTGATTTATATGATGATGCAAATCGCAAAGAACTTGAGGATATAAGAAGAATATTGAATGAATTAAATAAAGAACTTCATAATCATTTAACATCAAGTCATAGGTTTAACATCAAATCATAGGAGTTAAAGATGAACACTAAAATTAAATCAGCTATTGATTTCGTGTTTAGAAATGCAGTTTGGTTTATCACCGGAATTGTAGCAATTTTCTTCCTACATCCGGGAGCAGCTGAAATTCAAACTTTTCTTTTTATAGTGGTTCTTGAAGCAATGGCGTTATTTTTGTCTGGAGTTGCGTTATTTGTCTATACCAAAATACCTTTCACAAAGTTGATTATGGAAGGTGATGACAAAAAGCTTAATAGCACTGAAAGATACTCAATAATGATGGTATTAGGTCATATATTTTTAGGCGTCCATATATTAGTTGGGTTAGTTGTTTTAGGTGTATATATTGCTCAATTTTCGCATTAAAAAACAATTATGAAAAGGTTTATCATTATAACAATATTATTGTTTTTAATTGGCATCGTTCAATCTTTTTCAGCTTTGAGATATTTAGTGCCGTGTAATAATAAATTGTTATTGGCTTCTCGTGATAGCTTATTTGCACAAGTTGGAGTAAAAGAGAAAACTAATAAAAATGATGGAATTAATGTTGAGACTTATCTTAAAAGTGTAGGTTTAACAAAAGGTAATCCGTATTGTGCCGCAGGACAATATTGGTGCTTTTATTCGTCGGCGAAAGATTTAAAATTACCTACAGAATCTATTCCGATTTATCGAACAGGTTCAACCATTACGATGTTTAATTTCGCTGTTAAAACTGGACAAAAAACTAATTCTAATCCTGAAATTGATGATTTAATATTTTGGAGAAAATCAAATGATTGGAGTGGACATGTGGAACGAATTATTGAGGTAAAAGAAGCTGGATGGATTTACACTATCGGGTTTAATACGAGTTCTGAAAAGAAAGGTTCTCAAAATGATGGCGATGGCGTTTATAAACGCAAACGAAATATTTATCACTTTTTAGGCAGAATGGTTGTTAGAGGTTTTATAGGATTTAAAACAGTATGAAAAAAAAGTATCATTTATTAATAGGGATAGTTCTATTAACAATATCTTTGCTTTTATGTTTCTACTTGGGAAGAAGTTCAAAGTATTGCAATGAATTTACAAGTGTAATTACTAAAAGAGATACTGTAATTGTTGTTAAACCATCTGAACCCATAATTATTGAGAGAGCTAAAACGAAAGTTATTTTTAAAAAAGACACTATTATTGAAACTAAACCGTTTACTGCTATTATTGATACAATTATCAAACGAGATACAATATATGGGAAGTTTAATTTTCCTGAAAACAGTTTCGATTTCTGGATTAAGAAAAAACCTGATAGCACGATGGTTCATACGATTTATGTTACTAAAGAAGTTTTAAAAGAAAAACCTTGGTGGGAAACACCAGCCTTCATATTGGGAGGAACGATTGTTGGCTATATTTTAGGAAAAAATTTTTAATAAAATGGAGGTCTTTATGTGGGTTCAGAAAGCAGAAATTGTGGATGGTGAAATCAAATACAATATATTAGGTAAAATCAAATTAAATGAGCTTGATACAGGTATAGCGGATAAATATTATGTTCACGAACAAAACTCTGCTAACAACATTTGGCACGTCATACATAATTTGAATAAGAACCCAGCAGTTTTAACAGTTGACAGTTCTGGTACTGTTGTTTATGGAAATGTAGAATATATTAATAATAACGAACTTAAGATTTTATTTAAATATCCATTTGCAGGTAAAGCATATTGTAATTAAATAGGAGAATACAATGCCAATTGCTTTTTTAAACGATATAGATATTTCAGGAATATTAAAGATTTTCAATAACACTGGTTATTTAGACCTTGATAAAAATGAAATTAGACAAGCGATTGTTCAAAATTTAGCTTCAGAGCCTGCTTCTTCGTTAGCTGGACAAATCATTTATAACACATCTAAAATTGATGCCGTTAAAGGCGATGGGAAATTTGGTTATAGAACTGCTACATCTTGGGTTTATCCTGATATGGAAAAATCTACTTATGATAGTAATAACGATGGTAAAGTAGATTTTGCCGATAATGCCGATTTACTTAATAATCAAAATGGAGATTATTATTTAAATCGAAGTAATCATATTGGATATCAAGCCTCTGCAACGATTTCAGATTTTGTTGAAGCTTCCCGAAAAGCTGTTGGTGGTGCATTAAATGATACTAATTCAATTGACTTTACTTATAATGACACCAATAATCAAATAAATGCGGATGTTAAGATTGTTTCAGGTGGTGGAATTGAAATCGTTACTAATGGTCTTCAATTAACCGATACAGGTATTGTAGCCGGAACCTACACAAAGTTAACAGTTGATAGTAAAGGTAGAGTAACATCTGCTACAAATTTAAGTTCAGGTGATTTACCTTCACACACTCATACATCGAGTAATATAACTGATTTCCATACAGCAGTTAGAACGAACCGATTAGACCAAATGGCACTTCCAACAACGTCTTTGAATTTAAATAGTCAAAAAATAACTAACCTTGCAGACCCTACAAATCCACAGGATGCAGCTACGAAAAACTATGTTGATAATGCTATTTCTGGTTTATCTTGGAAAGATAGTGTAAGGGTTGCTACAACATCAAATATTACGTTATCAGGAACTCAAACTATAGATGGCATTGCGGTTTCTGTTGGCGATAGGGTTCTTGTAAAAAATCAAACAAATGCATCGCAAAACGGCATATACGTTGTATCTTCAACTTCTTGGTCAAGAGCTACCGATGTTGATACTTGGGCGAAGTTAGTAAGTGCAGCTGTTTTTGTAGAACAGGGTACAGTTAATGCAGATACAGCTTGGATATGTAATGTTGATAGTGGCGGCACATTAAACACTACGACAATTAATTGGACACAATTCAATGGTATTGCTGGGTTAATTGCTGGTAATGGTTTATCAAAGACGGGAAATCAAGTTGATGTAAATGTTGATAATCAATCTATTGAAATAGTTTCTGATATTCTTCAAGCTAAACTTGATTCAAATGGTGGATTGACTAAGTCTGTAAGCGGATTGAAAGTAAAAGTTGATAACACTACTCTTGAAATAACAGGAAATAAGATATCAGTTAGCAATGCTTATAGAAACAAGAAGGTAACGGCTGTAATTACTGGCGATAACTCTACATCAACATTTGCTATAACTCATAATCTTATGACGAAGGATGTAATTGTAGATGTGTACGAAGCTTCTACTGGCTACACTGTTTATCCGCTTATCGAAAGGTTTGACACAACAATCTTGAAAATATCTTTCAAAGTTGCTCCTGCTACCGCAAAAGTATATAACGTAGTAATTTTAGGATAAACATATGTCCACTATCCCAATATTAGAAGATTTGAATTTGAATTATTCAGAAATTTTGAAGGGAAGGTTGGAGAATGTGATTTCTTTACCTACTGGACTTAATTCAAATCACCGTGGTTATGCAGTTTATTATGCAAATAAAATTTGGGTCTGGACGGGTACGAATTGGGAAACTTGGGGAAGTGGTGGTTTATCGCAATTACCTTTAAATACTTATTTTGTAAGTAGCGGGTTCAACAACAGTAGTCCATATTTTACAAATATAGATAATGTAATGAATTATTTAGATAATAATCCACCATTAGACCCTGTTGGTATTATTGTATATAGCGGAAATTACACGGACAATATAGATATTCGTTATCCTACAGCTCTTTATTCACTCGGAAAAGTTCAGTATAATAGCAACGTTGTCGTTTCATCTTCAAATTTATTTATTAACGGAAGCTTTCACTTTGGTAGGTTAAGTTTTAATGGGGCAACGATTGCAGACATAAATTGTGAAAGTATTGATGAGCTTAACATAACCGGATCAGACATTCAGGCACATATTAGAGCAAGACAAATTCTCAGCATCAACTCAACTTTCGGCAATTCCTTCATTGATGTGTCTGAGGTTCAAGCAATTAGACTTGATAGTGCCGCAAATTGCAAATTGAAAGCTAACATGATAACGGCAATAAATATTGCTGGCGAAGCTAAACTTAGCGTGTCAGGAGCAAATATAACAGCAGGCAAAGTACCCCGAAGCCCAATTATTACTGATCACGGTTGTTTCTTGAAGCTTGAAAACTGCCGAGTGAAAGCAGAAGATTTCCCATCAATAACAGTAAAAGGTATAGACAGGTTAATTTTAAGTAATGTATTATTACTTACTGATGATTTGTATTGTATTGATGCTCAATCAGATTGTAGATTATTTCTAAGAGGTTCCTGTACGATTAACAAACCTAATAATGGGAATATTATTCGGCTTAATCAAATTGAAGACTTTATACTTGAACCGGACGCAGGTATAGAAAATTGGTAATAAAAAAGAGGGTTTATGGAATACATAATAACAGAACAAACCATCAATAAAATTATTAGCTTAATTGCAGATAAACCATTTAAGGATGTGATTTCAATACTTAATGAAATTAAAACTGTTCCAAATATTGAAAAAGAAATTATTAACAATGATTTAGGAGGTAACAATGCCGACAACAGCGGATAAAAAAATTATCCTAACAGGTTCCCCATTTGCCTGGATACACAAAATTGAAAATGGGAATATATCTGAGTTGTGGAGATTTGATAATTTACAATCGTCCACTTATAAGATTTTGAAACCCGGTTCAAGTTCTCAGGGTTCTGAGAACATAGACATTAACAGAGCTGACGGTGTAATTTGGAGATTTCCTAAAACTAATCTTATTCTCTCAGGTGAAGATGAAAGCGACATCACACCTGCCGATGCTTCAAGCGATGCCTCTAACAAAGGAGAAATTACATTAGTGATTAATGAAGCCCCAATTGAGGCAAACTCTTGGACTGCCTTCATTAAAGAACTAAAAGACAATATGGATGCCAAATTTTTAATTACAATCGGGACTGGTTATTCGCACAAAGCAAGAACCGATGCAACATTACGTAAGCCAGACGGATTTATTCATATGATTGGCAAAATAAATAATGATTTGGAACAGCAACTTAACAACAATCCTGCTTCCATAACTATTACTTTTGTGTCTTATAAGAACTCTGGACTTGAAGCTACAGACTTGACAGCAGTAAGCCTATTTACAGCTATTACGTGGAAACTTGGTGGAACAGGTAAAGATATAGAAGGCATCAAGCCACCGGACATTTTGTCAACCGATGCAGAAAGATTATTAACAGGGGATATTGTTGTTGTAACTAATATTACATACAGTTAAACTATGAGATTTTGGCAAAAATATCGGTACACAGAATATTTATTTGGACAACAAGCTGTTATATTTGCTGTTTCAGATTCATATTCTGAATTATTTCAAAATGTTGGAATTGAAACCGATATTTTTATGCTTGAATCTGTTAAAAAAGATTTGAATACGGAAGAAGGTAGTTATGCTATTGATGAACTACCTTTTTCCATTAATCATCTTGCTTGTCAAAATGAAAATGATGAAAAAGCTTTATACTTTGTTCTTGATGCAACAAACATCAAAGTAAATAGATACTGTGGGGTGTTTTTTGGTGAAGATCCTACTCTTGAAAATATGCTTTTTCTGGGTAAAATAAGCAGTAAAGTGTCTGGAACTGATAAACTTTGGATTGGAGAAGATTATGACTTCTTTGTCAATCCCAAAAGAGAATATAAGTTTTCTGCTTATAGTTTTGATATATCGATATTAGATCAAGTTAAATTAACAGGGAAAATCGAAAATTCAGAAGGTGTGCCGATAAAAAATGTTTATGAAAGGTTTGAGAATGAAAATTGGGCATCAGTAAAAAACATATTTCAATATAGACTTTCATATTCGATAGATAATGTGATAAATAATTTAGTTTATTTTTGTCCGCTTGGCAATTTATATAAAGTGATTAAAGAATATTTGCTTAAAGCGTCAGCAATTATTTATGAACTTACAAACACTGCATTACAATTAAATTTACTTGAAGGTTCATTAGGAATTCAAACAAGTCCTGTTTCTTATACTTTGGCTAAAGAATATAGTGATGAGGTTAAAGAATTTAAAGCTGAACAGAATAAAAGAATTGAACTTAGACTGTCAGAGCAAAACGGAGGAGACGATTGGTCTTCCCCTTTCATTCATAGGAAGATGATTGATCCTGCTTTGGGGAATTCGGGGCAACAAGAATGGCAAAAGAATCAAATATCAAGTGAATTAGCCTATTCATTTAAAAACATCGATAATGTTTCGGATTTGCTATTTGAAATTGCAAGGAGTTTCGGTTGTTATTTATTTGTAAGTTATACATCAGGCACATCATTAAATCTTGAATTTAAATCTCGTAAAGGGTTAATTGAAGACGATTATACTTATTTAATAGGAACGAGCGATGCGAATTTCGATACGAGTTCAATTATAACAAAAGAAACAAATGAATTTTATGGATTAGCCAATAATTATGCAGTAGATGAGTTTGATGATGTTAGTAATAAACCTAACACTAATGAGCCTGAACCTTCAATAAAGTTCCAGAATGCGGATAAACAAAGGAAGTTTGATAAAGAAAAGAAAGGCATTGAATCCGAAAGACTACTTTTAACTACTTCGATAACAAGAGCAGTTTTGTGTGCTGTCAATGATTACGGTGGTCATTTCTATTATCATATCCCCTTAAACGTTACTCGAAATAATAATAATTGGGAAACAACAATTTTACAATCAATTGCTAATGCACCTGGTAAAGGAAGCAGTGCTTCAATTGAGAGAATTCATACTGGTATATATATAAAAACAAAACCGATTGAGCCTACACAAATACAAAGGATTGGGCTTATTGATGTTTGGAGACCTGCAGCAAAGATTTTCACGAATATCAATGGAACAAGTTTAGATTTTGATTCGCTATCCAAATATGTAAACTACATTCTTGCAAGAGACAAACAATATTACGAAACCGAGTATTCTTTGACAGTTCCATATTGGAATGCTTTTTCAAAAAATGCAGATGGCTCAAACTCTTCTTGGAGGAATATCAAACTTGGCTCAAAAGTCAAGATTGCTGAAACCGTTAAAAGATTTCATAATGGTAATTGGCTCGAAGAAGATATTCAAAGGGACTTTGTCGTTGTTGGAATTGAAATTAATCTCCAAAAACCTGAGACTAAGTTAAAATTACATTCATTGGAGAGATTTGCTTACGGTTGGTGGGAAGGAAATGAAGGATTATTGCCTTTGTTTATGTTATCTAAATTTAATGATAGTTTTATTTCGGAAGATTCAACATTAGTTCAAAGTTATGAAATTGAAGAACAGGAAGAAATCTTAGCTGGTGATGCCGTTATGTTACTTCCCAGTGGACGGATAGCAAAATCAAAAAGTAAAAGTATTTACCAAAATAAAACTTTTGGTATAGCAAAACAATCAGGTTCGGGAAATGATATTATTCTTGTTCAGATTTCAGGAAGAGTAGTTAGTGATAATTATGCTTTTTCGAATATTGGTGGACAAGTTTATGCAAGAACAAATTTATACGGTATTAATATTACGGAAAATATCTTGGATAGTCCTAACGTTGAGGAAGATATGGTTATTTGCTTAGGAACGATTGATTCTCCAAACAGTTTTATACTTGAAATCGTTGAATTTCCTTACGAATCAGGAGTACTGCAACAGCCGTGAAAGAAATAGCATTAAGATATGGAGATGAAAGATTGACTTCATTGGCTTTTGATGAAAATGCATCCAATCAAGAGTTATTTGAAACAGTCAAATGTACTGACTTGTTAGTGAATAAAACGGAAGAATCTGGAATTTTGTTGAATGGAAGGAAATTTAATCATATTTTATATTGTCATAAAGATATTGAAATAATTATTAGTGCGGACGAGATATATCATAGCACAATACTTGATTTTTTGCAAAACTTTTGGATCAGTCGGTATAAATACATTGCAATTTATAAAAATTCAACTTGGAGTAATTATATGCAAGTAATAACAACAGAATCGGGGAGATTTCCAATTAGTTATATAGATGAAATACGAGATTTACCAGAAGTAACATTATATTTATCTTGTGTGAATCCATTATGACAGAGATTATTTTAAAAGATTTTGCAAATCAAGTCGCTTTAATGCCAATTAGAGGTATTCAATTTTATTCAAAAGTTGAGTGGGGCGACCCTTACGATGCAAATATTATTATTCATAATCTTGAAGCGGAATCAAGTTTTCGGCTTTCTCCAATAACTCGGAATACTCATTTAGGAACTATTAAAAGACTTGGATATAAATTTGAAGCTACCATTTATTTACCATATAATAAACTTCAAGACAACAATTTAAATTTCATATTTGAAGAGGTTCTAAAGGGAAGGTATTCTATCAGCTTATTACTTGGGAATGCAAAAGGATTTACTGAAAATCAATATGAAGCACCTATACCTATAAATACAACATCAGGATTGACTTTTAGATTATCAAATCATAATACAAATCATTCAATTGAAATAGAATCAGTTGAATATAGACCAAGAGTTGTGTTGAGACTTTTTGGTTTTGTAAAAAGACTTTTAGAAATAGTATAAAGGAACAATTAAAATGTTAGAAGAGCAACACAATCCAATTGAAGCAAAAGTGTTTATTCACTCGGGCAAAACATATAAATATGATTTTAATCTCTTGACTGTAGAGCAGGCGGAACTTGCCCGTGAAGCAGGCGAATTCAAATACAATCAACTCCAGAACGAACCTGAAAGTTTTAAACAGGTAATTAAATCACGTGGAGCAGAGTGGCTTTCAATTGTTTTAAGTTATCTTTTGCGAGAGGTTAAAGATGATATTGTTCAACCATTTAATAAAGACAAGGCAGAATCTGAGGTCGAGACGTTTATAAAAAATTTACCTATATCATATTTAAATGATTTGAGAGAGTGTGTAACGGATTTTTTTTCAGGTATCGGGAAGAAACCTCTTATCTTAGCGAACTTGCAAGGCGAAAAGAAACGCAGCGGAATCGAAATATTATTGCCGATTTTACAGAAGACTATGCAAGGGAGTTTGAATCAAGACGTTTAATTGAAGAACAGGAAAAAATAGAGAATTGTTATAAAACAGGGGAATTGAAAAAAAGACTTGCTAATGCAAAGACTAACATTTGGTATTTGCCTCCATTAGCCAAAACCGATGTTACAAAATTTGAACAAGTAAGAAACTCATTGTTTGTGGATGCTTTAAAAGCATTAGAGATATTAATTAATACTATACCAAGCCATTAAATTGTATATTGGCTTTTTTTTTTTGAGGTAATTTATGGCAAAGAATTTTCAAGTAGTGCTTGATTTTTTGGTAAACTTGCGAGCTGACAAGTGGAAAGTGGATAGGATTGCCAAAGAAATCGAAGAGGTTTTGAAGAAGGTAAATCCAAAGTTGAATTTTGATGAAGGGAATTTGCGGAATGAAATAAAGCAATTAGTTAGATATTTCGCTGATGCTGAGGCAAGTGCCGAAGAGTTGGGCAAGGCTTTGAGCAAGATGGAGATTGATTTGAATACGGAGGAGGCAAAGCGAGCATTGAGTGAAATTGAAAGCATTCTGGACGATATAGATAAAACAGATTTAACGGAATTGGAAGCTACTTTCAAGAATCTTTCGCAAAGCAATTTTGATGAAAACATTGCCAATTTAGACAAAGCATTGAAAGAAATGGACGTGGAGAAATTTGACGAAGAGGTTGAGAAATTGGCAAATTCGTTTGCTAAAACAAAAAAAGAAACCGAGGAGTTAATTGCAAAGCAAAAATTGGCATTGCAGGCATTGAAGGCAAGCGGGAAGGAAGGAAGTAAGGCATATAATAAATTAGAAAAAGATATTGCCGAAACGGAAAAACAACTCAAGAAGATGGCATCGACAATTGGCGATAAGTTTGCTAAATTTGGTATGATAGCAATGGGAGTGGAGCAAATTACATCCACTTTAAGCCAATTTCAAGAGCCTTTTATAGAACTGGATAGGCAGGTTAGAAATATCGGGACGTTGGGAGTAAAGAACTTTGAGGAATTTGCTACGGCAGCAACGGAGTTGTCGAAGAGAGTGCCTGATGCGGCGCAAGATATAGCAGCAGGAGTTTATGATGCAATATCGGCGGGGACAATCAAAGTTAAAGATGGCATTGCGGATGTTGGCGAAGGGATGATTTTTGTAGAAACGGCGTCGAAGCTGGCAACGGCTGGTTTGACAACAACGAAGGATGCGGTAAATGGATTGACATCTGTTATGAATGCATATGGAATTGAGGCAGGTCGTGCGGGCGAGGTAGCAGATATATTTTTTGGTGCGGTAAACGTCGGGAAAACAACAATGCCAGAACTTAATGCATCACTTGCAAATGTAATTCCGACGGCAGCTGCTTTTGGTGTGGAATTTGAACAAGTTGCGGCCGCAATAGCGACGATGACGAAACAAGGAACACCGACGGCTCAAGCTACAACTCAAATTAGAGCAGCTTTGGTAGAGTTGGCAAAACCCGGTACAGAATTGGCGTCAGTTATGCAAAAGGCAGGGGTATCGCTGGAATCGCTGAAAAGTGAAGGTTTGCCGGCAACGATGGCAAAGTTAGGCGAAGCGATGGAAGCAACGGGGAAAAAGGCTAATCAAGTGTTTTCGTCTGTTGAGGCAGCAAGTGCAGTTATGTTGCTATCGGGCAAAAGTGCGTCGATGGCAGCCGAGGATATGGAGGCGGTGCGTAATTCAATTGGTTCGACCGACGCAGCTTTTGCCGTTGCGAGCGAAGGTATCGGGAGTAAAACCAAAATGATGATGAACGAAATTCAAGCTGGATTTAACACGCTAATGAGTTCTATTGGTTCGATTGGTCAAACGGCATTGGCGACTGCAACGCAAGTTGCACCGTTGATAACTTCATTTGCGGGGATTTCGAATTTAATTCCATCGGGTGCGGTTAGCAAAGTTGGTGAATTAGGTAAAAGTTTATTAACGAAATTAATTCCTGGACTTATGGGAGCGACTACGGCACAAGGGGCGTTGAATGCAGCGATGATGGTTAATCCGTATGTTTTGGCGGTAGCTGGGGTGGCTGCTTTGGTTACGGGGTTACACTATTTAAGTGGTGCATTGCACGAGACAGCGGCCGAAAAATTAGAAGATGCGAAAGCCGACGAAGAGTTATTGAAATCGAAAATTGAGGTAAATCGCCAGCAAAGGGAATTGGCAAAATCGAGCTTAGAATTGGTTGAATCATTCCGCAAGCAAGGCGAAAGTGCTATGCAAAATGAAAATTTATTATTACGTTTGGCGAGCATTTATCCCGGCGTAATTGATTTAAATAAAAGCTATTCAGAGAATTTAAAGGCATTGGAGACAGCAAGTGGGAAAAGTGCTGAGCAGCTGGCAAATTTAGAAAAAGAGATGGCGGGATTATCCGAGCAAAAAATTAATTTAGATATAAAGTTGGCAAACTTAGAGGTAGATACTGCCAAGGAAGAAATAGAGAATCAATTAACCGATGCTTTTGGTAATTGGGCAACTGATATCGACGAATGGATTTTGGGTACTTCGATGCCGAGGCAATTTGCCGAAGGGATTATCAAGCAATACACAAAAGGGATTTATGAAGCTAAGGATGATGCGAGTTTGCAAAAAGCAAATTTAGATTTTCAGATGGCTATTTTTAACGATAAGAATTTCGAGGGATTGGATAATAAGCAAAAGCAAATGATTATTAAATCGGTTCAACAAATGACCGAGGCAAAGCGTAAAGCTATTGCAGAGCAAAATCGTAGTCTGGAAAAAGACTTAGAGGATTTTCGTTCGGCTGGTTACAAAGAAGGCGAAATAGTGGATTTGCTTACAAAAAAATACGGCAAAACAAAAGAAGAAGTGCAGGAGTTGATTAAAAAGCAAGAGGATAGCAAGAAGACGACTGAGGAGCAAGTTGATGCAGTAGATAAATTGGCGGAAGCGTGGGCGAATGCAACCGCCGAAGTCGATAAAAATATAAAAAGCCAGCTTGGAGCAGCTAACGAACTTTATAAACAGATGCAAGATAAAAATCTAACAAAAGAGCGAAAAGCCGAGTTGCAGCAACAATACCAAGAGACGATTAAAAGTTTGAGAGAACAAGCAAAGGAAAAGAAGAGTCTGGATAAAATTGACGAACTTAATCAAATTAGGGCTGGGCTGAAAGTGGTGCAAGGTAAATCGGCGTTTGAATTAGCAAAGCAAGAGGCAGAGCAAAAGGTAAAGATGTTGGATTTGGAGCAAAAGAATTACGAATTTGTTCAAAAGCAAGGAGTCTTGCAAGAGGGACGTAAATTTGATGCCTTTGATGAATTTATAATTAATAAAAAGAATTTAAATACAATTCAATTGCAGCGAAATGCTTGGGTTGAAGTTCTGAAGGCTAAAAAGTTAATTAAAGAAATAAAATCGGATGGCGAAATTGTGTTTGCTGCCAAGGTGAAAGAGGCAGATAAATCGGAGATTAAAAATATTATTCAAGATTACAACTTTAAAATACTTGAAGAGCAAACTAAATTGCAAGAGCTAAAGATAAAATTGAAAGCAGATGATATTGAACTGCAAAATAAGATTAAAGATTTGGAGCAAAAGAAAATTGAGTGGGAGATATCGATTGGAATTAAAGGAGAAACTGCATTAGAAGTATATGCCGATGAATATAGGAATAAATTAAGAGTGGTGCGTGAGGAAATTAATAAAAGCAATGAGCAAATTATTGCTATCGAAAAGGAGATGGGCCAAAAAATCGGAGCAGTTAAAGGAGAGAATGCAGAACAAGAAATCGAAAGCATTAGAATAAAGTATCAGATGCAAATTAACGAAATGAAGGCAAAGAATTACAAGTTGATGGAACAGGAATTTGAGACGCAGCAAAAGATTAAAGATATTGAAGATAGAATCTATAAATCGAGGGTAGATTCCATTAAGAGAAGTGAAGAAGAAAAGCTTTCTGAAATTGAGAACAGATTTAAAAGAGAATCCGAAATTTTGAATAAGTTCAACGAAATCTATAATAGGGCAACTGATAAAAGTCTAAGTGAAGATAAGGATTCCGAACTAAAAAAGATTGAAGACACCGAGAAAGCTAAACTTGCAGAACTTGAAAAGTGGCGTGATATGAATTCAATAAGTGCAGAAGTCTTTGAGAAGAAGAAAGCAGAAATCGAGGAGAACGGTAGAAAAGAGCGTGAGAAGAAAGAAGAAGAATTCCGAAGGAAGCAATTGCGAGCAAATTCTCAAAGGCAGGGACTTGAAATAGAATTGCAAAGGCGTAAAGATAATGAAACTTTGAGTATTCAGAAAGATGCTTTAAAGAAGCAACTTGAACTACTGGAAGAAAAAGCAAACAAGTTTGATTTATATGGCAGACCGATATTTGATAGTCAAAAGGAACAAGAAGAATATGATGCACTTTCCAAAAAACTGCTTGAAACAGAGAAATTGATTTCCGAACGTGGCGATTCACTTGGATTAATTGTTACAGAACTTCAAACAACAGTTACCGATAGTTTGAGTAATCTATTTGCAGGCGACCCAGAAGCTGCAGCAGACAGTTGGAGAAAATTCTTTTCACAACTTGCAGGTATGTTGCAAGCAAAGGCTTCGGCATTTGTACTAGATTTAGTATTATCACCGGGAACGATGCAATATTTATCGGCATTACCATTTCCAGCCAATGTAGTCGCAGTGCCAGTGATAACGGCAACAATTAATGCAGCGGTGAAGGCTATAACAGACCCAATAATATCAACAATCCTTAGCTTTTCAACTGGTGGTAGAATTGACCAACCGACTATGGCAATTGTTGGCGATGCTTCAAGATTAGGTGGGAGAAATCGGGAATGGATTTTCAACGATTCTCAATTGATTGCCACTGTTCAAATGGCAGGTGCAAATTCAAATTCTATGCTAATTGCTAAACTTGACCGAGTAGAAAAATTACTTGCCTCCCAAGAATTGAAAACAACTCTGAGAGGCAGTGATATTGATATAGCACTTAAGAGAACAAACATACATAATTTAGCAAGAAAAAAATAAATTCAAGTTAATAATAATTAAATATATTTTTAAAATATTGATATTATAAATTTGGCACTCTTTTTGCTACAAATCATATACAAATCTTGGCACTCTTTTTGCTGCAAATCATATACGAATACAAAAGTTCAAAAAAAATTTAAAAAAAATTAAAAAAATATTTGTTTTTTTAAAATAATTTTATTATTTTTACGTTTATAAATAAAACAAAAAACAAAACAAAATAAGTTCTCTGAAAAAAAAATCAAAAATTTTTAAAAAAATTAAAAAAAAATAAAAAAAATATTTGTTTTTTTAAAAAAAAATTCTTATATTGCATTTAGAAAATAAACAAAATTCAAAAACATTTTTAAAGGAGAAAGAGATGAAAAGAATCAGCGTAGATGACGTCCAATACGAAAGATTTCAAGGCGGTCGCTTTATTCATTACGGCAGCTTAGTCGTCGAAGACGACCTAACAATCGACGTCAACTTAGTAATCGACGGCGACTTGATTGTCGCCGGCGATTTAGAAGCAAGAAATTTATATGTCACCGGCAGAGTTGAAGTCGGTGGCGATTTTGTAGCCGCTGACGTAACAGCGGACAGCATTAAAGTCGGCGGAAACATCAACGTTGAAAACTTAATTTTGCAGAGCAACACTCTGCGAATCGGAGGCGACTTCAAGGTCGCAGGCGCAGCAAGAGCTGCGACTGGCGACCTCGCGATAGAGAGCCTTTAAAGCTCTCTGCCAAAACGTTCTTTGAAAAATCAAAAAATTTTGTAACATATTAACAAATTTCCAAATTAATTAACAAACATTAAGGAGACAAAAAGATGAAAAAGTTTTATGCCATCGATATGAAAAATGTAAGCTTAGAGCCAAAATACTGGCTCTCATTGAATTTGCTCAACTATCTGTTGAGGACGCACTACGGGCTTCCCGCCCGTGGTGGGCGTATATTAGAGCTCGTGAGCCGTTCTAAAAGGCGAGAAATCGCCCAGATAAAAAGAACGGTTGTTCACGCGCTACATTCCATCGGTTTGTCCCAAAATACAATTGCACGCCTTATGGGCGTGCACTGCTCAACGATCAAATACCACGTTCACGTTAATGTTAATAAAAATGAAGAAACGGAACTTATCAACAGAATTAAAGAGAGGATATGCGAGGTGTATATATAGCCCTCGCCCGTCCCTCGTCAATAGTCGGCGTGATACACGCCGACTATCAAAAAAAACTTTGAGATTTTTATTAAATTGGAGAAAAAAATGAAATATAGAAAAAAGCCAGTTATAATTGAAGCTATACAATATACGGGCGAAAATATAAGAGAGATGGTAAAATTTATTGGGAAAGGGATAGTAGAAAGAGAAAAATTTACTGAT